CCATTACTAAGACTGTTGAGCCGCCCACACCCCCGGCGACCCCAAAAGAGGTAGCTCCGGTGATCAATGAGGTGCCAGAATTTAAAACAGAAACAATCAAAGAAGAACCGCCTGTCACCACAACGGCCCCCACCACAAAGGCGACTATAAAGGCAAAACCTGTAACAACAGCACCAAAAAAGACCACCACCAAGAAAAAGGTGACTACCCGCAAAACTAGTCGCAAGACTGTTAAAAAGAAAACCAACGAAGCGAACGCTTAAAATAAACGCCGCAGCACATTGAGTTTTGTGGGTCTCTTTACTATTTAATGTGAGGGCCCATATACATGCCAACTAATCTTAATCCTAAATCACAAACGAGTGCGATCGTGCTCCCCGCCACAGGCACCTACTCCAAAGTAGCCGCCGCCGTACCTTTTGGTATTTACACGGGATCTTCCGATTTCCTAAGCGGCGCCACACTGCAGGTACCCTATATTTATAAGAAATTAGGTGGTGATGTAGTCGACATTGAGCTAACCGCTGAGAATGTTTACGCAGCGTACGAAGAAGCAGTATTAGAGTATTCTTATATTATTAACTTGCATCAAAGCAAGAATTCTCTGTCTACTTTCTTAGGTGAGGCCACCGGTACGTTTGATCACAAAGGTGACATCAAAACCGGCCCCGCATCTCATAACTTAAAATATCCACGGTTTACGATTGGCTACTCTATGCGTGTTGGTGAGGGCGGAGCGGCCGCAGCCGGGTTCGGTGGTACAACACCACAATATTCGGCCTCGTTTAAAACCCACAATAACAAGCAAGATTATGATCTACAAGCCATTATCCAGAGTGCGTCAGCATCAGGTGTGGATGACCGCGGCACAGTAGTCCCGTATGCCAACCAGGTCGATGGAAAAAGAATTACTGTAAGTAAGGTCTACTATATGTCTCCCCGAGCCATGTGGCGTTTCTATGGCTATTATGGCGGAATTGGAGTTGTTGGCAACTATTCGACATATGGTCAGTTTGCTGATGATTCAACATTTGAGATTATTCCGACTTGGCAGAATAAATTGCAAGCGATGATGTACGAAGATTCAATTCAGACCCGTACTTCAAATTATTCTTATGAGATTATAGATAATAAATTGCGTCTGTATCCTACACCTTCTAATTGGGGAGGCGACGAGGAAACACGCATTTGGGTCCGTTTTTATGTCAACAACGAATCGACATGGTCGCCATCAACTTACTCTGGCTCGGTAGATGGGATCAACAACATGAATACGTTGCCCTTCGATAACATACCATACAAAAACATTAATTCAATTGGCAAGCAATGGATTAGAAAATACGCACTAGCCTTGTGCAAGGAGATGCTGGGTCAAATTCGGGGCAAATTCACCACCCTGCCAATCCCAGGCGAGAGTGTAACATTAAACCATTCTGAGCTACTCAGCCAAGCTAAAGAAGAGCAACAAAGCCTGAAAGATAAGCTCAGAGAGATGCTTAAAGAAATGGAATACCCAGCACTGGCGAAATCTGATCAAGAAATTACTGATGCCGCTACTAACGTACTAAAGGTATCCCCTCTTGGGATCTTTGTGGGATAATATAGGGTATGTCGGAACGCTGGAAAAGACCGGATTCACCCCCACCGCCTCTCTTTCTTGGTAAGAAAGAGCGAGACCTTGTCAAGCAGGTTAATGACGAATTAATTGAGAAAGTCATCGGCCAAGAGGTTTTGTACTACCCTATAGATATGGAAAGGACAAATTTTCATCCTTTATATGGAGAAGCAATCCAAAAGACCTATTTGGCACCAATACGCATCTATGCTCTCGTTGAATTCACTGACGAAGCTACGGATTATATGGAAGGTGTGGGTATTGATAAGAATTGGGAGATTTCTGTCCACTTCCATAAGCGCCGCCTCAATCAAGATCAAGATGTCGAGGTCAGAGAGGGTGATTTCCTCTTATATGGAGAGCACTACTATGAAATTGTTAAGTTATCTGAGCCGCGCAAGCTTTTTGGTCAAGTAAAACACACTTTTGAGGTGACAGCCACCTGTAAACGCTCTAGAAAGGGACTATTCGATGCTACCTGATAATTTTGATTTTGCAATGATGCCTACAGGGTCTCATACTTTCAGTTTAAGTGAATTGGGCATGCTCGCTTCTACGATAGAAGATGTTGATTCTTCGTTAGTGTCATGGGTGAAAGATGATCTTGGGATTTTTACACAAACTAACGAGGGTTTCACGGAGGTGCCTGTATTATGGCAAGTTCCAGAGAGAGCATATCAAATTAAGAACGAAGAACACTTGAGAGATCGTGCTGGTGCTATTAAATTGCCGGTGATCAGTGTTGAGCGTACCGGTATTGTAAAAGATCCTCAACGAAAAGGGGGTTTCCAAGCTAATCTATATTCTTACGATAAAAACGGAAGAGTTGGTCGCATGGTTTTAGCCAAACGCATAGTCCCCGATAAGACCCGCAATTTTGCCGTGGCAGCCGGCACCAGAACAATAAACGATTTACCGGATAGTCAGCGTTATTTTCCGAGGGTAAACAAGAAAGTAGTAATTCAAACCTTATCGGTACCAATTCCCATTTATATAAACGCTAACTACAAGATCACACTCAAGAGTGAGTACCAACAACAGATGAATGATATGATGACTCCATTCATCGGCCGAACAGGCCAAATAAACTCATTTGTCATGAGAAAGAACGGCCACCTATATGAAGCGTTCATTGAGCAAGACTTTGTTCACAGCAACAATGTCAACAACTTAGGAGAAGACGTCAGAATGTTTACTTCTGAAATAACTATTCGCGTTTTAGGATATTTGATTGGTGAGGGTATCAACGATGATCGCCCGATAGTGCGCATTGATGAGAACACGGTAGAATACCAATTTCCTCAAGAAACTGTGATGCCTAACGGCAAAATACCTCTCTTCGATGCTGATTGAACAGTTCCTGAACTGAATGGGCACTTTTCTTTACTTCCACGGCGCCTTTTGGAATGGGGAATACTATTTAAAGTATGATTGAGACATCAATTAAACGCATTAAATAAGAGAGGATGGACCCAATATGTCAGTCAAAAGCTTTAAATTTGTATCTCCGGGAGTGTTTATCAACGAGATTGATAATTCTTTTATTCCCAAGAGCGCCGATGCAATCGGCCCAGTAATTATCGGACGCGCAGCGCGCGGCTTAGGTATGCAGCCCGTAAAGGTGGAATCATATTCTGATTTCGTCAATATGTTCGGCGACACAGTTCCCGGAAAGGCCGGCGGTGATGTTTCCCGTTATGGTAACCACCAATCGCCAATGTACGGTACTTACGCAGCCAAAGCTTGGTTGAATGCAAACGTGGGCCCAGTTACTTATATAAGATTATTGGGCGCAGCCAACAGTGCAGCAACTACAGCCGGCGCAGCCGGCTGGCAGACCGACAGTACTCTTGCCTACCCCGGAGATGCTACAACTCCGTCTGACAACACATACTTAAATGGTGGTGCTTACGGCCTCTTCGTATTCCCTTCCTACACTTCAGGAAGTGCCACTATCGGCGCCGGTTATCTTGGCGCTGTAATTTATGCCAATACTTCTGCATCGATTTCTTTGTCTGGTACACTCGGCGCCGCGGCAGCGGCCGCGGTAGATGTAACGAGAGGAGGTTTCCGCGGTACTGGAATAGTAGTCGCGTCTGACGCCAACAACGAGTTCACTATTCGAGTTTCTTCTTCTGGAGCACCCGTCGGCTGGGGAAGCTCTCGCGCGAAAGACATCACATTTGGTTTTGACGATGATAAAGATAGCTTTATTCGCAAGCGCTTGAACACCAATGCACAATTAGTTAGCACTGCTGGAGAACTGTTTAACAGCACAGCATATCAACCTTATTGGCTCGGTGGAACATTCGAGCAGTACCTTCGCGACAATAGTGCAATTGGGGTATCTAGTGCAGCTGTCTTGCTTCCTCTTGGTCTCTCCGGTAGTTCCGCAACCAAGGCACCCAACGTAATGAGGCAAGATACACGTGAAGCCTTCGCAGGTTGGTTTATTGGTCAAGACACAGACAACAATCACACGACCTACGATCCTAAGAAGACACAAAAACTCTTCAAACTCCAAGGCCGCGGCCATGGCGCGTGGATGCAACGCAATCTTAAGGTATCTATTGAAAATCTTAGAGCCACGACTTCTACGGTGAGCGACTACGGAAGCTTTTCGGTTGTGATCCGATCGATTAGTGACACCGACAACGCAGTGCAAGTGGTAGAGCGCTGGGACAATTGTAATCTTGACCCAGCATCTCCTAATTACGTTGCACGTCTTGTAGGAGATCAATACTTCCAATGGGACACCACCAACAAGAGACTTAAGTTATACGGTGAGTACCCCAACCAGTCAAAATTCGTATATGTAGAAATGAATGCTGATGTAGACGATGGTGCCACCGATGCAACATTGCTGCCTGTTGGTTATTTTGGTCCTCCGAAATTTAAGAATGTTGCCAATGGCAGCAACACGACATCACTAGCTAGCACATATGTTGCCTTCAGCCGCGGCGCAGTTGGGGCATATGGCGGCATTAATCCCGTGACGCCTGCTTCCAGTATTGCTGCAGCCCATGGCGCCGAGAATGCATATCTCTCCGGCGCCGGCGGAGCATTCACAGGCTCACTGGGCTTCCCGAAAGCGCGACTTCGCAACAGTGCTTCCGATGGCGGCGTAGCAGCACCCACCAATGCTTACTGGGGGTATCAACCTACTCGCGAAGCAGATAGTACACGATACGATCCTAGCACCGCTGATATGCATCGCTGGTGGTCTGACGCTATCACTACAGATCCCACAAGCGGCAATTCAATTAGCACGACTACTGGTGTCGATTCATGGTGCGATATCTTCTCGCTCCTAAACCTGGTCACCTCGTCGGCGCCTGCTGGACAGTTTTATTATCTGTCAGGTGCATATGAAGGAGCAACACCCAGTTCTTATGTTCGCCCTGCAGCAGGACGAAACCTGGATGACCTGCTTAACTTGGGATATAACAAATTTACAGCACCCTTCTGGGGCGGCTTTGACGGATTTGATATCAAAAAGCCCGATCCGGTATACAACAAGGGTATGGCTGGTGCCACAGTGACAGCAGTTAACAATTACGCTTACAATACAACCAAGCGGGCCATCGACACGGTTGTAGATCCTGAGTTTGTAGACTTTAACCTGCTTGCTGTTCCTGGTCTCACAAACACGAGCCTCACACAGCATATGATTAATGTATGTGAAGAACGCGGCGACGCAATGTCTTTGATTGATTTACCAGACGTATACATTCCTTCTCACGAAGAGTATAAGTCAACAAAATCTGCTCGTATCGGAACTACGCCGACTAACGCAGCCACTGCACTTCGTAACCGCCGAATTGACTCATCGTACGGCGCCACCTTCTATCCTTGGGTTCAAACCCGCGATGAGAATACAGGCCGCCTTGTATGGCTTCCGCCATCCGTTGCTATGATGGGTGTCCTTGGATCATCTCAAGCCAAATCTGATGTTTGGTTCGCGCCAGCCGGATTTAACCGCGGCGGACTTTCCGATGGAGCAGCAGGTATTCCAATCACCGCAGTTAGTGAGCGCTTAGTATCGAAAGATCGTGACACATTGTATGAATCACGAATTAATCCAATCGCCTCGTTCCCATCCAGCGGAATTGTGGTCTTTGGTCAGAAGACACTTCAGGAGCGCAATTCAGCACTTGACAGAATTAATGTCAGAAGACTTGTTATCTTCCTTAAGAAGCAGATTTCAATTCTCTCTACACAAGTTCTCTTTGAGCAGAATGTTCAAGCAACGTGGAACCGTTTCAAGTCTCTCGTTGAGCCATTCTTGGCCAATGTCAGAGTACAGTTCGGTATCACCGACTACAGGTTAATTCTCGATGAATCGACCACTACCCCTGACTTAATCGATCAGAACGTCATGTACGCTAAGATTATGATTAAGCCAGCCCGCGCCATCGAATATATTGCGATTGACTTCGTGGTACTTAACACTGGCGCATCGTTTGATGATTGATAAAAAGCCTAGGCGTAAATCGCCGAAGCACACTATATAAAGTATAAACAGGAGTTACTAAATTATGCCATTCTGGTCAGAAAATTTCGGTCAATCGGCCAACATGAAAGATCCAAAAAGAAACTTTAGGTTCGTCGTAGAGTTTCAAGGAATTAAAGACGCTATTGGGGGCGCCGTTTTATGGTATGCCAAATCAGTAGGCAAGCCTTCATTTACTATAAATGCAGCCGAGCACAAGTATTTAAACCACACTTTTTATTATCCCGGAAACGTGAATTGGAACACTGTTAGTGTAACTCTTGTTGATCCAGCTAATCCAGATATGACCGCTACAATGGCTGATATTATCGAATTATCAGGATATAGTCCTCCGACCGGTCCCGAAGCATTGACTACGGTTTCTAAAGGCAAGTCTGCTGCTGGGCTCGGAACGGTTATTATTCGCCAAATTGATGCAAACGGCAAGGATTTAGAAACTTGGACACTTTGGAACTCGTTTATCACCGATCTCAAATTTGGCGACAACCTGGAATATGGTAACGATGACCTTACTGAAATATCTGTTGAGCTACGTTATGATTGGGCTCGCGTCGAAACCGCTAATAAATCTGCGGCTGGCGGCGGTGGATCGTCATTCTTCGGCGTAAATAGCTAAAATTAACCAAACACATAGACAAATTAACTAAGAAAGAGGTGTATATTGTCACGTAATAAAGATCGCTTGGGGTCATCAACTCCGGAGCCAGATTCGCTCCCCCCTCAAGCACTTCAACAAGAACCGGAATCGGGTGGATTTTCCTTCGTAATTCCAACAGAGTTTGTAGAGCTTCCCTCAGAAGGGGCCTTTTATCCCGAAGGCCACCCTTTACATGGTCAAACGAGCTTAGAAATTAAGCAAATGACAGCAAAAGAAGAAGATATGCTTAGTTCACGCACGCTGCTCAAGAAGGGCGTCGCACTCGATCGAGTAATCGAAAGTGTTATACTGAACAAAGCGATTGATCCCGATCAGATGCTGGTTGGGGATAAAAATGCTGTAATCATCGCTACCCGAGTCTCGGGATATGGGAGCGAATACACAACACAGGTGACATGCCCTGAATGTGGAACGTCGCAATCCTATGCATTCGATTTGAATGAAGCGGTGGTAACAAATGGTGGACAACAAGACACAGCACTGTTTACTAACAACCAGAATGGCACATTTACAACTGTTCTTCCTCGAACTAAGCTAAAAGTCGACTTCCGTCTTATGACCGGTCGAGATGAAAAACAGCTTCTTAATCAAATGGAGAATGCGCGCAAGAAACGCCAACATGAGCAGGCAGTTACTATGCAGTTACGCACAATGGTCGTGGCTGTAGAAGGCAACAATACCCCCGATGCAATTAACTATCTCATCGAAAACATGCCATCTGCCGATTCTAGACACTTAAGAATGGCTTACAAGATAGCTGCCCCTAATGTTGAATTAGATCAGCAATTTGACTGTAATGAATGCGATTATGAGCAAAAAATGGAGGTTCCGTTAACCGCGGACTTTTTTTGGCCTAACCGCTGAGTATATGGAGAATGTATATGAGCAGTTCTTTTTCCTGAAGTATTCAGGAGGCTGGTCGTTTACTGAGGCGTACAATTTGCCAGTTGGTCTTCGTACATGGTTTGTAAAGCGCCTTATACAGCAACTTGAAAAAGAAGCCGAAGCCGTCAAATCATCCTCCAAGGGTGGTGGTCCCCAAAGTCAAACTTTGAGTGCCTACAATCAGCCACCAACTCCATCTAAATATAAATAATACAGTCGGAAGCATGCTTCCGACTTTTTTGTTGGAGAACTAATTAACAATAGCTGTTAATATAATTACGAGGGATACTCTGTGGCCGACATAAATGACATTATTGCCGCGATTAAGCAAGGATTTCAAGATGCAAAAGATGAGTCCGCACAACGCACCACGGGCCCCGTAGATGATAAGAGAGCACAGCAGCTTACAAAAGAAAGCGATCTCATCAAAAAGCAACTAGAGCTTCTCAAGGAAGTTAAGAGTACTCAAGATGCCAGTCAACTACAAACTCAAACTCGCGTTGATTTGCTAAATCAATTAATCAAAAAAGAATCAGAGCTATTAAATGCAAAAGGTGTCAATCGCGACGAGCAGTTAAAGATAATCCGTGATCTCCAGCGCCAATTAGACGCGGAAACAGATCGCTTAAACTTGATGCGAGAAATTAACGATGAGATCTCCACATCTACAGGTCTCTATACAAAAGTTAACAAAGAAACTAAAAAAATAGCCATTGCCCTGGAAGAGGGTAAACTCGGCGCTTTAGGTATGTCGAAAGCAATCAAGGGTATCGATAGCATAGGTCAGAAAGCCATTGGGATGTTGACCAATGCGCTCAAAGAGACGATTACTGCAATTGACGGTACCACAAAGGCCTTTGCAAAGGCGACTCAACTTGGTTCACAATATTCAGATAACATAACCGCGACCTACAAAAGTCTCAACATCTACGGTGTGACCGCGCAAGAAGCGATGGAAGCCCAGATGGCCCTTACGAAGACTGTCACAGATTTTACCTTGGTGTCAGCAGCCCAGCAGCGCCGCACCATGGATGTTGCAGCTACATTAGGCGAGTTGGGCGTCAGCTATGCTGATTTTAGTAGCGGTATACAAGTATCCATGAAAGTTTTTGGACAGAGCATGGACGGCGCTACGATGACTGCACGTGAATTAAATGCTACTGCAAAAGAGCTTGGTGTGGTGCCCGGAGAGCTAGCTGCACAATATGCGCGCGCCGCTCCCCAATTGGCAAAATTTGGAAACGAGGGTATTAAGACCTTTAAGGAACTGGCTCGTATACAGAAGATCACCAGCATGGAAATGGACAAAGTATTGAGACTAACGAACAAGTTTGACACGTTCGAAGGTGCAGCTACCCAAGCCGGCCAACTCAATGCAGCACTGGGAGGAAACTTTGTTAACGCGATGGATTTGATGATGTCAACTGACCCAGTTGAACGTTTTGAGATGCTGCGCGATTCTATTTTAGATGCTGGTCTTACTTTTGACGACATGTCGTATTACCAACGGAAATTCTTTACAGAAGCTGCAGGTTTGGACGACGTTTCCGATTTGGCACTTCTGCTGAGGGGCAATATGGACCAACTTCCGGGTGCTACTAGAGCTAGCGCCGAGGCGATGATAAAACAAAGAGAAGAGGCCCAAAGAAACATGGACATGATGGAAAAACTTAAAAGTGTGTTTTTGGAACTCGGTGAAGCAATCATACCACTAGTTGAGAAGCTAAATTCCCTTCTTGGTTTTTTACAAAAAAGCCCACTCTTGGTAAAAACTCTAATCGCATCTTTTCTTGCATGGAAAGTTTTAACTGCCGGGATAGCAATACATAATGCTATTCTCACAGTATCGTTTGGTAGCTTGGCCGCGGCCCAAGCAGCGTCAGGAAAGAGTGCGGCCAAAGCATCGGCCAAATTTGTAATGCTGACACTTACCTTGGCAGCGCTAGCTACATTTGGCCTCTTGATGCGGTCCCCTTCACTCCTCGTTGCAGCGTTCGTTGGGTTGGCCGTCGGGGTTCAACTAGCCGGCCTTGCATCAGATAAAGCCGTAAACCAATTTAGGCGATTAGCACCAGCACTCGTGGGTGTTGGATTTGGGGTACTTATGATTACAGGTGGAATAGCAGCCATGGCCGCGGCGTTCTCTCTCTTAAACGTGTCTCAAATGATTGGCATGGGCGCGATCTTAATTACTATAGGTGCCGGCGCTTATTTCTTGGCACCAGCCCTTGCGATCCTTTCACCAGCCCTGGTGGGAATCGGCATCGCCGCTATGGGTGCTACTCCGGGCCTCCTTGCGATATCGCTCCCAATAGCTATTCTGGGCGGAACTGTCGCATTAGTGGCCACCGGCATCGGCCGGATGGCTGAAGGGTTCGGCGCTATGTTTGCAGCGATGCCTGCTGACAAAGTATCGGCCCTTAGTAGCCTGGTTGCTGGTATGGCTTTAGGTGCTCCCTTCCTTATGCTAGCTGGTGTCGGACTATCGTCTATGGCAGTCGGCATGGGCCTGTTGGGTTTATCTTTATTAGCCGTATCCACTCGGGATTTAGAAGCAATTGCGCTATTTGCATCATCGTTAGCCTCAATTAAGGTCGAAGAAATAAGGGCAGTCGCTAGCGCCATTGGCGAAGTTGCCGACGCCATGGATGGTATTGATACCAACGGCGCCTTCGTGTTTAGTCACATCATGGATACAGCTTCGGTGACCGCCGCAGCTATTGCAGCAATGTCGGGAACACCAGCACCACCCACCGCTCAGCCGGCTATGCGCACAGCACAGGGAGGCGGCCAAGCAGCAGAAGTTACTGTTAATTTTACTCTCGACAACAGAATTTTAGATAAAAAGATAGTTACGATAGCAAAGAATCAACAAGAAAAATGGGCAGCATCGGTTCGCGACGGCACGGGCACGCCAATAAATGCACCAGTAAGCGGTTAAACAACAGGGGAATTTAAACAATATGAGCGACGACAAAAAAAAGCCAAACTTCTTTAATGTAAACAAGCTGTCGACCCAGTACGCCAAAGATGGCCTCTCTGGTGAGCAACTTCGACAGCAGGCCATTGTCGCACTTCAGAGAGAAGGAGTTCCACTGAAGAGAATACCTCATTCCAATGGGAAATATACTGATGCCACTGAAGCAATTATTGCTTTACGACAACAGCAATTAGGGGACCAATTTGCCTTTAAGACTAATCTTGTTGATGGTTCAGACTCTAAAGGAAATGCCAATTTTACTGTTTCGTTTATGCACGTTCCCAGCGAAACTAAAGTATATTTCAAGGCGTTTCTTACCACTTTTAATGAGACATACAAGCCCGATTGGAATGCAGAAACAGTATATGGTCGCGCCGATCCAATCTTCATGTTTAAAAATACAACTCGGTCGATTACTGTCGGGCTTGTAATACCTGCTGCAACTACAGGGGAAGGTTTCGAAAATTTAGGCAAGCTACAAAAACTTATTCAAATGCAGTACCCCAGTTACCAAGATGTTGGAGACAATGCGCTAAGCATCAGCCAATCACCCCTTATTAGGCTCAAAGTAATGAACCTCGCAACTCAAGCCGGCGTAAAAGGTGCCGCGCCAAACCCAGACGAAATGTCAAGTAAAAACTATACAGATCTTTTTAATACCGGAATGGCCGCAGACGGATTACTGGGCGCCATGCAAAACCTTACTATAAACTATAATGTTGAAAATCCCGAAATGGGTTCGTTTGAGGTCTCCCAAGGCACAATTGTCCCGAAAGCCATGGAGATTAATTTTGATTTTAGCGTGATCCATGAGCATAAGCTTGCATGGGAAGGTCTCGGAGATGCCGCATCGTTTAGTCAGCCAAACTTTCCTTATAACGTTAATTTAGAAGCGGCCGAAGAAACAGCTAAAAAGATGGCCGAGAAATATGCTAAAGCAGAAGCAGTCAAACTAAAAATAGAGGCAGAAGCTGCCGGCAAAAGAATTGAAGACATCGAAAAAGCAGAACAAGAGCGAAAAGATAACTGGAAAGCAAAGATGTGGCAAGGGATAGCAAAAACATTCGCACCAAAGTCTGCCGCGGCTACACAGACTGGCTGGAAACACCAGCAAGCACAAGCTCAGAAGCAGCGGGCCCTTGGAGACGCTACACGCGCCGCAAACCGTATGGGCGCGCTTGAAGATAGCGCCGATAGTCTTGGTTCGACTGCTGAAGTAGATGCAGCTATATCGGATTTCATAGACTAAAAGGACAAAAAAGATGCCTAGATATTTTAACGACAAGATAATCAGTAATGACAGCGATTTTTATCAATTCTTGCGCAAAAAGCGAGGAGTTAAAAACATTGTTCAGTATGAGACGCCCCGCACCCACATTCCTCGTCTAACAGAAAGGGTGACACTATCGACAACTTCTCATTTGTGGTCGTATGGCGATCGCTACTATAATCTGGCACACCAATATTACGGCAATACAGATTATTGGTGGGTTATAGCATGGTATAATGGGCGCCCCACCGAGGCGGATATAAAGCCGGGTGATTTAATTGAAATACCCCTAAAGCTGGATGATGCCTTAAGAATGATTGGTGGCGCCTAATGGTAATGGGTCCCATCAATAGTAGTAACAATAATGCACCCGATGGCGGTGTCCACGGTCCCGCCGATCCTAATAAGTACGAGCGCTGGAAAAAATGCAAGGGAGGTTGTGGCGAAAAGCACCCTGAAGGATATGCCATCGGCTCCGAAGGTGCCATCGTCACAACTCTCAAGGCCGCCACAGATTGGATTAATCCCTTCTCTGCCCGGCCTTCGCCCGAGGATTATGCCGATGCCGTCGCATGGACCGAGTGCGTAAATTCATGCAACGCCGCTCATGGCTTGACAAGTGCAGATAACATGACAGACACCACTGTGGAGCGCATCTTAGAGATTGATTCAGTTGCTGCAGCTGGAATTATCGAATCAACGAAAGCAAAAGATGCAGCTGTCGAACAGCTTATAAATGAAAATGGAACCGGCTGCGCCCAGGAGCTAAAAATGGCACAAGAAGCAATGAAGCTTCAACTTGACCAACTTAGAGAGTCTCTAAAATCCGCTGGTTTGAAACATTTAAATGAATGGTTTACTGTGAGAGCCGCATCGCCTTTGGCTGCAGCCAACAGATACCAACACATTTCTCAGACTAGAGACGATAACACGGGCCAGGTCGTGTCAGCTAATGGTCCCGGGGGAAATTATGTGAGCACGCTATCGCTCAATGCTGGTATTATGTCAGATCTGTCCCCCGAAGCGAGATCACAGCCGGCCCTTGACGCAATTTTTGATGCACTATCGGTTGACTTTTTCAAGTGGGACAACCCAAACACCCAGGCTACTCCTTCTACCGCGGTGTATTACAATATTGAAAACATTCTCCTCTCCCCAACAAACCCTCTAGTGATAAGCCTTGAAGAACAGTTAGCCTCTTGGGACAGCGCCGTGCACTTTGCCAACAAAACCGGCGACCGCCCATCGTATGTCGACAATTGGCCATGGGGCTGGGAAGCTTGGATAGGGGCATATATTCAACAGGTTCAGTATGTGGTTGACAACACGATCCCAGAAGATGCCATTGTTCAGTCCCAACAATATCTTGAAACCGGAGGAAGTGATTCTGCGTGGCAACAATTAAAGGCTGCATCAACGGGTACCGGTGATTCTGATCGCAATTCTGCCAGCGGTGCTCATGCTGGCTCTATTGCTGGTGTTCTCGCCGCCGGCGCCCCTGTATATTGGCCACTAAACAAAAGAAGAACCGGCCAGCACGGTACCGGTGAAAATAGCGAAAGCTCCCTCGTAATCGGGTCTTCTCCTCAAGGTGGCCTCCGAAGTACAGATTATTATGCCTCTGTCGACCAGACTGGCGGCGCCGACAGCGCAATGTTTTCGTTGCAAAATTGGGCCTCAGCCGCACTACAGATGATCACGGCCATGGAAAATAATGTCGACGGACAACTCGCCCCCGGCGCCCCATATATCCTATCGGCACTCAGAAGCTTTATAACCCAAACATCAAATTTGGCAGCAAAAGCTTCTGCAGCTGCAGGCTGCATGCTTGAGGCTTTTAGTGCCGCAGACGGTGCAATTAACTAGGCCTCAGGGGCACTCGATGACTTAGGTCTCACGTTGGGTGACTGGCAACGTAGCGATCAGCACCCGATTGTTAAAGACGCTATTGATGCAGCCAAAGCCCGGGCGCGCCAAGCATATGATCGCGCCGAGGGTATTGAGTTGTTACGTCCTGAGAAGATCTTATTTAAAGAACAGTGTTTTTTGCTGAGCTTTGTTTCGTTGATAGCCGAATATAAGAAAAACTTTTTGGATCACGCCACCCCAAGCAAGGCTCGCTCACCCCGCGGAAATCACAAAAGACTGCCTTACTCGACCGTAAAGAATGCAGCACCGAAAGCAAAGCTAGCACGTGCAACAAACGCCTCTCTGTTGATTGACGGAGATCCTTACGGCTTTCTGAATAAGCTTATTTATTCGCCATTTCAACAGCGCTTATTAGATATTGAAAATTTCGAGTTATCAAGCATTCAGCCTAAGATACGACTTTTTAAAGTTATTTACGACAGTAATGGCGAAGAACGCGAAGTCGAAATAACATTTGACTCGCATTACACCAATGAAGATTTAAATGTCTTTACCAAAAGCAAAGGAAACCGCGGTGTCGGCGCCGGTTTAAAATATTTTAATTTTACATACGATGGCAGCAATCCTTTTTCGGCCAAGAAGAGTATTAAGGCAAAATTAGGAATTTTTGCGAATAACTTTAACGAATTGTTGCGAGACCGGTCCGGACCTATCAATAAATTACTCCCCAAAGACAACAAATTTGTAGTTGTACCAGCGGGTACTCAGAAATATTCTTATGTTGAGTTGGCCCTCAAGACAGCAAAACCACACCGCGTTGGCGACTGCAAGCCTAATCAAGATTATTTAGATATGTTGCAAGAGAATGAGGAATTATCTAAACTTAATTTTCGACTTAAAGCAGTAGTGGGTCTTTCTGCCCCAAATGGTTTAAACGGAATGAAGGCTAGCGACAAGGCTCGTATTCAACAAGCACTACAAGATTCCCACATTACTTTAAATTTAACGCCGACCATTCACGATTTCGCGTTTGATGAGCAAGGCAGAGTTAATTTTACTATCGAGTATCTGGCATATGTCGAAGAGTATTTCGATCAGAAAGGTTTCAACGTGTTTGCTGATCCTACCGGAGAAGTGGGCTTTAGGGCCGTAAAACGACAACTGCAAATGACCACATATCAACGTGATTGTGGTGGGGGCTCTCCGGCGCCGGCGACTCCCCCTAATACTGATTCCGAGGAGGGTGAAGCACCACCGCCAACTGCCGCGGAACATTTGGCCTCTATTAAAGAAAAGTTTGCTCGCGAGATCGAACAAGATCAATTAGCTTCAGTCAGCAAGCTATTAAACACTATGGCGTGTTCCAATTTAATCTATTACGTAAATGTACCCCCCAATGCAGTCAAGAGGTTCATACAGCTTGGACCATTTGCTGATTATGATGAGTACGTTGATAGGTACAAAGGGGGAGATTTTATCTCTGAAGACGCCTCTGCTGCTACGATCATGGCTGACCAGATCGAACAAGCTTTACCGGAAGCAGCCGAAAAAACACAAGAAGACCAAGAGCTGTCTGCTGACGGCGCAGACGCGTCGTTTAATCATGTCGCCTCGGCTATGGTGGGCCTGGATCCAAATGCTAACAATATTGCATTTTTTTACATCAGTGATCTTATCGATACAGTTTTAGCCAACATACAAGCAGAAATAGAAGAATTGCCTCTATTATTAGCCAGCGGCTTCCCAACGAGTGCTAGTCGGACCGGCCGCCAAGCTATGGACAACAGCGTCCCATTATCAGTTGGCTTTGATCCAATTCCGGACACTACCGCCTGCGAGATTAGAGAGAAAATCAGAAAATATAAACAATACAAAACAGATTTTAAACGCATGCGCGTACTGCTTGGTCCTGTGGAAGTGGTATATCAAAAACCCACTGAGGGGCTGATGTCGACATTCGTCAATTTGGGGGACATACCCATATCAGTTAAATATTTTGTCGAATGGCTTACTACCAAAGTTCTACAACGAGAAGAGAATCATTATCCCTTGGCGAAGTTCCTAAACGATCTATTCAATAATTTGGTGCGAGAATTTTTGAACAATGATAGTTGCTTTGTTTACAATATAGCTCAAAAGATCCATGTAAACCAAGCTACTATCACCGGACACACCGGCCTCGATAACCCTCACGAAGATCGTGTCACTAAAGCAATCAAGGGGCTCAAAGGATCCCGCTCCTCGCGCATCAACCTAAAAGACTTTGGTGAGCCCAACTTCTGCAGTCAAACAACTTCGGGAAAAATCGATTATAAAAACCTCCCAATCATATGCATTTCCGGTACACCAGAGGGCGCAGTTACTTATCCCACCATTGAAACCGAGATGAATTATTTTGTGTATTTTGCCGGCCGCACAATGCCAACAGAAAGACAAAACGGCATAAAATGTGAGGATCAAAGTAGAGGCATCCAACACTATCTTTTAGGTCGCGATAAAGGGATGGTTAAAAATATTAAACTTTCTAAAACACAGACGCCCGGGCTCTCAGAGGTGCGCTTTGAGCAAGATGGATATGATGGCTTACGACAATTGAGAAACGTATATGACGTGCAGATTGAATCCTTCGCCTCAGTTCAGACATTTCCAGGCACATACATATATGTACCGCCCGCGGGTTTTGATCCCTCAATAGCTAGTCGCGTAGGTCAAGGTTTCGACTTAACAGACTTGGGTATTGGTGGGTATTGTATGGTGGTTCGCTCTGAGCACGAATTTGGAGAAGGGTATGCGAATAGCACTATTCATGCCAAATGGGTGGCTAGCCTGGAAGATGAGCATGCCGGTAACAACCACAATGGCCGCTCGGACGATGTCAGGGGCGCTACGGGTAAATGTGGAATATACGCCAAGAGACACAGCGCTGCTAAGGGAGGAGCCTGATAGTGTCTAAAATCTATAAAAAGAAAAATAAAGAATCTAGCAAACTTTTGTTTGAAAAAAGACAAATTTATCGTTATGATATGAATGTGCAAAATCAGAAACACATAGTAGACTTCTTTCGCGCCGAAAAAATCCTTTACGGCCGGATTAGTCCAGATTTTCAACCTATTGCAGTTAAGCCGGCCCGATTGGTAACAATGCCGGGCCCTGAACCACGGCAAATTATCATGATGGCCGACTTTGTCGCCGATATGTACAAGCGTTTGTCTGGTGTATTCCAGAAGTCCATAATCTCCGGCCAAATCTCCAAAAATGAACCTTATCTTAGCAACCTAGTGGCGTATAAAGGGTACGAAGATCCTATGCTAAAGTATGAAAATTATCGGCTTATATATTATAAGGCAATTGCTCAAAGGTTCAGACAGCACAATATCAAAGTAAGAGACTTTGACCACTTCATGGAAAATCTCTTCAAGGTCGTAGGGAACGCGTTTTCCGATCAGCCACTAACTTATTGCGGGTTTATAAAGAGCACACAGTGCTCAACTATGATGACGGGTCTAGCTATTGAAATAGCAGATTTGAAATATCAAGATGATAGCACCAAGATTTCTCAATTTGTTCAAAGCAAAAACTGGGATTTCTATGTTAATGCTTGCAATGCGTTTGGTTTTATGGTAGATTTGAATGTACCTTGGAGAATTGTGGCCGATCTACAAAGCACAGCAATGAAAGAAGCCGCTGCCCGTTACGGTAATTCTTATTTTCTGGGGGACGGGTTTAATACGGCTATTGGGCAGTACTTACCTGTTTTCATTAGCGAGATGCATCGCCTTTATCAAGTGGTGAAATTAAATTCGTTCATCGAACACGTTCAGTGTTCAGACGGCACGACTAAGCCCAAAAAAATAATCCCAGAGACATATAGATACGGCGATCTAAAAATTAAATACGGGGGGAGATATTTCCTTAAATATTATTTGCAGATTCGCCTCAAAGAAGAGAGGCCAGATATGCCAACTGAACAAAATAAACAAATGGTAAAAGCATACCTAGACACGACAGTGTCGTCAAGGCCACTAGAGCAGATAGCACGCAGTTTTGAAAGTATTATTAATAAAACATTTGACAAAACCGGCTCAGCGAGTTATCTTATTAAGAGCGAACAAGCACAAAGGGAAAAATCCTTTGACCGCGGCGAAACTAATACCATAGAGGTTACTACAGGTGATTTTTCAAGCTATTGACGATAAGAGCGAATGCATTGGTGTGTATGCCGATGGCCACCTATACTTTGAAAATTTTCCGACCGATCTCACTCGAACGTGGAAATATACAGGCTCGTTATCGGAAAAGAATGTGGAGTACGCTTGGTTAATGGCCAATGGTCGTACTTTGTTGGACTGTTGCCCCGAGGACATGTCAGCTGAATTCACGGCAGTTCAGAAGAAGATGGCCGCATATATGAACTCTTTCAGGATCGCCAAGGTTAACTTAAATGACCACTGTGTATTTGATCTGGTGCCGCATGATTTTCTAACTCAATTTTGCGATCTTAAGAACAAGATCACCGAGCATGTCTTTGAAACTTTCAAACGCCCACCAAACTATCAGCACCTGTCTGAGACACACCAGTTACTTCATCGTATCAAATATCAAAAGCTCAATTTATCTATCGAGCAATGCCGGCACCTGATGCATTCATCGAATACACGTAAAAAGGTGCAAGAGATGATAAAGAACTACCATTATATTGACTACAACCTTTTCGGAACCATCACGGGGCGCCTGACTACGCACCGCAATTCCTTCCCGGTTCTAACAATGCGTAGAGAACTGAGAGAAATCTTGCGACCACATAACGATCTATTCATCAGTCTCGATTATAATGGCGCAGAAATTCGTACCCTATTAGAATTAAGTGAACAGCCGCAACCCCAAGAAGATATCCACGCGTGGAATGCGCGCCACCTCTTTGAACAAGACATCACTCGCGAAGAATGTAAAGTTAGATTCTTTGCATGGCTATACGATCCAGCCTCAGACGACATTAATACAGAACACTATAATAGAGAGAAAATACTTGACAAGTGGTACAGGAACGGGTATATTCATACTCCATACGGCAGAGAAATACATGTCGAAGAAAGGAAAGCGTTGAATTATCTAATCCAAAGTACTACGGCTGATCGCGTGTTATCTAAGGCTGTAATTGTTGATCGACTGTTAAAAGACCGCCCCTCGTTTATATCTCACATCGTGCATGACGAGATAGTCATTGACTATCACGACGAAGATCGAGATTTGATTCCCCACATCCAAGAAGCGTTTGCGGATGGATATTTAGTTAACCTTAAAGGTGGTAAAGATTATTACAATCTTACAGAGTTGGATGTATGATCTCTATTGTTGGTCTGGGCAACGCTGCTAGCGCCGTCGCCCAGAAGTTTAAAGATATTGGGCAATACAATGTCTACGAGATGAATAACAGCGTATCACGTACGTCTAAGTATAAGTTCAAGCTGAAGACTTACGAAACACCAGAAGAGTACGAAAACAATATACCTGATGTGTCAAAGTTTTTTAAAGATAGCGACACCCATATACAATTTTTTGTTACCGGTGGCTCATTTAGTTCCAATTACACGCTCGGGATCCTACAACAGCTACAGGGCAAGAAAGTAGATCTTATCTACATCAAGCCCGACACAGAGTTGCTAACAGGGTATCCTGTTTTAATTGAAAATATGACATTCGGAGTATTACAAGAATATGCACGATCTGGTTTATTAAGCTCTGTTACGCTTATTTCTAATTTAAACATAGAGACGTGCATGGGCGATTTGCCGATTAAGACGTATTATAATTCTCTGAATCAGTTTATTTTTTCCACAATTCATCACGTAAACTATTTTACACACACGGAGCCAGAAATTGGCCAAGTGTCTAAGCCTGCGCAATTAAACAGGATTCGGAGTATCGCGGGCTTAAATGTAAAAAATCTTGAAGAAATGTGGCTTTTTGACCTTGACACACCGAGAGAACTGTGCTATTATTTAGCTATAAACAGTGAGAGATTAGAAACAGAGGGAGGATTACATAAGCGGCTTGTTGATATGTTGAAGGATAAACCCCGAAATGCATTTCGCAAGATATCTTATGCAATCTATGAGACGCCCTATAATGACTTTGGGTTCTGCGTTGCCCACACTAACGTAGTACAAAACAACCAAAAGACTCTTGACAAGCTTGATCAAGAGTGATACAATAGATATCAAGGAACGCTTGATATACTTTAATAACCATTAAAAAGGAGAAAAAAATGGGAATTGATATGGAACTAATGCGACGTAAGCTCGCAACCCTTCGCGGAGAAGGAACTAAAGATTCGACCTCGGTTTGGTTTAAGCCAGATGAGGGAGATACTGACATTCGGATCGTACCGACAAATGACGGTGATCCACTTAAGGAAATGTTCTTCCACTATAATGTGGGTGATCATAAGGGCGGCATTATGTGTCCGAAGCGAAACTTCGGCGATGAATGTCCAATTTGCGAATTCGCTTCCAAGCTATGGCGCGAGGGAGTTGATAACCACGACGAGGAGAGTAAGAAGCTTGCAAAGAGCCTCTTTGTACGCACACGCTACTTCTCGCCAGTTGTGGTTAGAGGTCGAGAAGACGAAGGAGTGAAGGTGTATGGCTACGGCAAGCAAGCCTACGAACTTCTTCTCGGGTACATTCTCGATCCAGAATATGGAGATGTAACTGATTCCATTGAGGGAACGGATATCACCCTAACTTACACTAAGCCGAACAAGCCTGGTGCATACCCACAGACGAGCCTCAAGATGCGTCGAAACACATCCACCTTGCTAGAGGATACGGAAGCCATCCCCGCCCTCCTCGATGGTCTTCCGGATTTTGACGGTCTCTTTGATCGCCTCACTCCACAGCAAGTCGATGCCATCTTGGATGAACAACTTTCTGGCGATAAATCGGCAGAAGGGCGTTCATCTACAACAGCCAAATACGGTCCTGCCAACGGTAAGAGCAGTGTTGACCGAGCATTTGATGAATTGATGTCCGGCTAAAGTAAATAGGCACGTCTGGTACCGATGGCAGAGCGGGACAAAAATACTCTGCCATTTTTTAACATGAAGGAGAAAATGATATGTTAGAATCATTGAAGTCGCTGTGGGCCAAATGGAAGGTTCAAGTAAGTTTTGTTGGAGGTGTCCTTGTGGTCGCTACAGCATACGGAACCTGCTCATATGACCCGCAGATTGTGTCGGAGGCCGAAGTAGCCCCTGTCACTGAGACTACAACTGGTACGACCGTTGAAGTTTCCGCTACTACTACGAGCGGCACTGAAAATGGAACTACGGAAGGTGGCGAAAATGAAACCACCGATAACACTAATAGTGTTGAGACCGAAGAGACCACCACTACAAACGAGTAGTAAAAAAGCCGCTGGCAGACCGGTCTAAAGTCTGCCGCTTTTAAGGAGACAAAGCACAATGAGACTAGTTCTACCAGTCCTTGCTGTGACCCTATTGATGGGTTGCGGGGATAAGGATGAAGACACGGCGGGAGATACCGCTGCCTCTGCTGATACTGCAGTGGAGTAACAAAAAGCCGCTGGCAGACCGGTAAAAAGTCTGCCGCATTTTTTAAAGAAAGTCCTTGACATTTATAGCCAAGGTGATATAATAAGAATATCTCAAGACAAGCTTTTGAGATTTTAACCCCCGCGGGCTTGCCCCGCAACAACCCCGGCAGAACGCCGGAAAGAGAGAAGAAGATGAACAGAATACAATTCATCTTAGAAACAACCAAAGATCCCCTCTGGGAATCTAACAACGTAAGGACCATTTCGGTGGACTTTATCGAAGGTAGCGAGCAATCACTATCGCAAGTGCGACAAGGAGGAATTGACAACTCCCACCTTTCGGAATTGCAAGATAGTATTATCTTGCGAGGCCAAGAAGTCCCAATTACGATTGAGGACACAGGAGAAACTAATGAACTGGGTCAAACAGTTTATAAGTTGATCGATGGAGGCCACCGCTTCTTAGCAATTACAAAATTGCGAAAGAAGAATAAGCACGACTTGCGATGGTCGGTTATCCGAGCGTATGTAACTCAATTTCAAGATGATTTTGAGAGAGTGCAATATCAACACAAGGCCAATGATCACTCATTGCCAGCCAAGAGCAACTCAAATGATGATGCTGTTCTGTGGTTGAGTGACCTTGTACACTCCGGCTTTACAGGAGCACCGCCAAATTTAGTGGCGTTGCTTGATAGCACAGCCCGAAACAAAACAGATCCTGACGCCTATGAGCAGGATCTAAGAGAGGCGTTGTCATTCCAGTTCCCAGATATGGGATCTCGACGACGTAACAACATCGTTCGGGGTTTTATGAAAAAGATCCCGGGCAAGTTTAAAACATGGGACGGTGAGCGTGTAAGAGCGTCATTGCTGCGTCATGTTATGAACACTGAGGGGACGACACTTCCTGAGAAGTATACGTTCGCTCTGGTTCGCGAAGTGAACCACGTGTTTCACAATGCCGCAGGTAACTGCCTGTCGGCTACCTCAAACAACAAGGACAAGGATCGTGACATTGTTGCGATTGTTTGGACTAACAAGACAAGCGGCCGCAAGTCTAGCGATATTGATAACGATCGTGTTGAAACGATTCGTAAAATCAACGAGCTTAATTCGCACAACCGTCTTGGTCGAGGTAAGAAGCTTGTTAATCGAGTGTTTATTGCTCCACAAAAACTGGACGATAACGAAGAGATTGGCTTCTACGAGGTCCCAATGACCGGAAACAACAAGTTCAGCTTGTCTATGTCGACACGTGGTTGGGATACCACGCGCTCTGTAGGCAAACAAGAACTAGCTGCTAAGTAATAACTTTGCATAAGCCGCTGGCAGACCGGTAAAAAGTCTGCCGCATTTTTTAAATTACAAGGAAAAAACAATGCAAGAAGAAGTAAACATGCTTGAGAATATGATCGCTACTCTAATGGAGGCGCGCGCCGACTATAACAAGTTTTATAATGATGATAATAGTGCAGCAGGAACCCGTATTCGCAAGGTTATGCAAGAGGTTAAAACTTCCGCACAAGCTATGCGCCTACACATTCAAGAAACCAAGAACAACAGATAAACAATATCAGAGGGGAGCCCATGGCCAAAAAAGCCACCAAAGCAGGTCGCGTTAATATGCAAGACCTAATGAAATTAGTAAACAAGAAAGCCGGCAGAAATGTAGCCCATGATTTGTCTGGTGATAATCCAACTTCTGTAAAAGAATGGATACCCACAGGCTCTCGCTGGCTCGATTCTATTATCTGCAAAGGGCAAGTTGCCGGGATCCCAGTTGGAAAGGTAACCGAGATTGCAGGCTTGGAATCGACCGGAAAATCTTATATGGCAGCACAGATCGCCGCAAACGCCCAAAAACAGGGAAAGGCTGTGGTGTATTTTGATTCCGAGTCAGCTATCGACCCAAGTTTTTTAGAGAGAACTGGGTGTGATTTGGCGCGCCTTATGTATGTCCAAGCATCCTCTGTCGAGTTTGTTTTGGAGACTATCGAGGAACTCCTTGGTGCGGCTGAGGATCAGTTAGTTTTTATTTGGGATTCATTGGCCTTCACGCCTTCGATTTCTGACGTTGAGGGAGATTTTAATCCTCAATCGTCGATGGCTGTAAAGGCTCGTATTCTAGCGAAAGGTATGTCTAAATTGACTATTCCATTAGCAGATGCTCAAGCAACGCTGATTGTATTAAACCAATTGAAGACCAATATTCCGCAAGGCCCGAATGCGCGGATTGTCGCAATGACGACACCATACACCACTCCTGGCGGCAAAGCTATGCACTATGCGTATTCTTTGCGAGTTTGGCTAACTGGTCGCAAGGCTAAGTCTTCTTTTATCGAAGACGATAAGGGATTCCGGATTGGCTCTGAGGTTAAAGTAAAGCTTGAGAAATCACGCTTTGGAACTCAAGGGAGATCTTGCGCATTCCGAATTTTGTGGGGTACTCAGGAGATTGGTATTCGCGACGAAGAAAGTTGGTTTGATGCTATCAAGAGCGCCGAAAGCCTAACCTCGGCGGGTGCTTGGTACACTCTATCCACATCAGATGGATATACAAAAAAGTTCCAGCCATCAAAGTGGACTGATTTAATCAAGAATGATGAAGAATTTCGCTCTCACGTTATTAAGATTATGGACGAAGAGATTGTACAAAAGTTCGACAAACGTGAAGGTGATGCAAAAGCTTATTATGAAGATCAAGAGGACTTGACCGTCCCAGTAAAGGAATAAGGATTAAAAAATGACATTACTGATGATATTGTTAGCATGTGGTAGCCCAGAACCGCCGGCAGAAACTCCACAACCACAGGCCAAGATCGTAAAGCCGGCCCCACCGGAGCGAACCGCTGGAGAGAAAGCCTATAGGAGAGCCGGCTGCCGAGCTTGTCATTTGAATTCTGCAACCGGCGCCCCCGATTTGAAAAAATGGAAAGAAGACAATAAAATTGCTGGCACTCTCGATATAACACGTGAAAATATGAAGTCATATCTTCTTGCGCCACAAGATTATGTTGCTGGCTCTATTATGCCGCCAACACGTCTCAGGGCAGAAAAGTTAAATGATCTCTTAGACTATCTTTTTGAAGAGCTATAAATGAAGTGGATTAAAAAATTGCTTGGACTGCGTACTCCTATAGAAAAAAAGAAAGCTGAACTGTCAAAGATGAGACAGCAGGCGATGATAGTCCAGAGAAATGGAAATATAAGAGCATACAGTGAGCTGTCTAAAAAGATCGAAGAACTTGAAGACGAAATTGTAAATATGATCGATCTTAATTAAAGAAAGTACTTGACTTTCCCTCTGGGATTGGCTATAATAAGATATAATCAATTAAGGAGGGTTATTCATGCGAAACTACGGCTATGCTTGCATCAACATGGGGTTCTCAAACCGCCCCAAATCGCAACGCATCACAACTAACAGGACTATGATCAAGCGCACGTTCCAAGAGCGTGGTATTGACTATGCTTCAGAGCTTGCGCTCCAAAATCTACGCGACTTGCGTAAGATCCTAGAGTGGAATCTAGAAAACGACATTTACTTCTACCGCTTGTCATCGGACATCGTGCCGTGGGCTAGCGAGTATGACTTGCACGATATGCCCAACTATGGTGCTATCCATGCAGCAGCATTGTCCGCAGGTAACTTTGCTCGCGAGCACGGTATGCGTATTACATCACATCCTGGTCCGTTCAACAAGCTAGCATCTCCCAAGGAGCGTGTGTTCCAGCTTACTAAGACTGACTTGTCGGTCCACGGCGATCTGTTCGACCTTATCGGCCTACCGCAGACACCGTATGCCAAGCTCAATATCCACGTCGGTGCTGCTTACGGTGACAAGCCGTTTGCTCTCGACAACTTCTGTCGCAACTTCGAACGCCTACCTGACAACGTGCGCTCACGCCTTACGGTTGAGAACGATGACAAGGCTTCGCTATACTCCACCAAAGAATTGTATGATGGCGTTTACAAGCGCATCGGCATTCCGATTGTGTTCGACTATCATCACCACATGCTGCACCCCGGCGGCCAGTCTGAACAAGAAGCCCTTGAGCTTGCCTTGTCTACGTGGGGGGATGTCAAGCCAGTTGTGCATTACGCAGAATCGCGCTCTATCGAGCATAATAACCCCAAGATCAAACCTCAAGCACACTCAGATATGATCCGCAATCCATTCAGTGATTACGGCCATGACCTTGACGTTATGATCGAAGCCAAGCACAAAGAGCTTGCATTGTTAGAATATCGTGTTATAATGAATGAACAAAGGATGGCAGTATGAAACGAGTATTAATTGTAGATGCACTGAATGCATATTTGAGAGCATACATTGTAGATCCAAGCTTATCAACCAATGGACAACCAATCGGCGGATTGAAGGGTTTTATCAAAATTCTTCAGAAATTAGTCAGACAAACAAAACCAAACGCGATTGTTATTTGTTGGGACGGCCCAAATGGCTCTAAGAAGCGCAAGACTATGGACAAGAACTATAAAGAAGGCCGCAAACCTATTCGCTTGAACCGTTCTTTTCATAACCTAACGGACGATGAAGAGTTGCAAAACAAGATTTGGCAACAAGGGCGCGTAGTGGAGTACTTTAATAACATGCCCATCATACAAACAATGCTCCCAGAGATCGAGGCAGACGATGTTATATCATATGTATGCAGCATGGGCTTCTTTAAGGGCTGGCAAAAGATTATTGTCTCAAACGACAATGATTTTATGCAAGTTTGTGATGAAGAAACTGTGTTGTGGCGCCCTGTAAAAGACGAGATTCTCAACACCAAGAGGATTGTGGAAAAGACAGGTGTACATCCAACCAATATGGCTCTTGCTCGCGCGATCATCGGGGACACATCAGACAATCTTCCCGGCGTAAAAGGCGCCGGCTTTAAGACCGTAGGCAAGCGTCTGGGCTTTTTGTCAGAACAAAAAACCTACACCATTGACGATGTTATGGAACATTGTTCAGAAAAGAGCAACGACAGCAAACTTAAATTCTATGAGAACGTGATAGAACAGAGAGGTATAATCGAACATAACTATAAAATGATGCAACTGTATGCTCCCCAGATGTCAGTGCAATCAAAAAGTCATGTTAAGGATGCGATCGAAAATTTTCAATGCGAATTCAATAAAACCGAAGTGCTGAGATTGATGCGCGAGGACGGATTTGGTGAGCTAAATTGGGAAGAACTGAAAGCACACCTAAACAAGATTAGTATCGACTGTCTTGACAGCACAACCAAATAAATCTTAATTTTGCCTTGACTTTAAGGCAGAATCAGGTATACTTATAAACACAACACGAGGGTATCAATGGCAGCAGAGAAAGTAAATTTTGGAAGGTACGGGAAAGCCTTTCAAGAGGGACTAGTGCAGCTTATCTTCGAAGACCGCCCATTTGCCGATCAAATAACAGAAGTACTGGATGTAAACTTCATTGAATTGGAATATTTGCGCGCTTTTCTAAGAAAAACTTTACAGTTTCGCAATAAATATGACAGGCACCCATCTGTGGATGCAATGCTCACGATCATAAAGACCGAGCTTGATGAAGAAGACGAAGTTTTGCAGCAACAAGTGCAGGAATACTTTAGTCGCATGCACAATCGAGAAGTAACGGACGTAGGATATATCAAAGAGACATCCATAGATTTCTGCCGGAAACAAAATCTAAAAGAAGCGATGCTGACCTCCGTTGGTCTGTTGCAAAATTGTTCGTTTGATGAAATATCAAGAACGATCAACGACGCACTTAAACTTGGTTCTGAAAATAATTTTGGTTATGATTATATGGCCGATTTTGAGGAGCGCTTCACGCCCAAATTTCGCAATCCTGTAACTACCGGCTGGAAAGATCTAGATGGGATCACCGGCGGAGGATTAGGTAAGAGCGAACTGGGAGTTGTTATTGCGCCCACAGGAGCAGGCAAGTCAATGGTTTTGGTCCATTTGGGATCTGAGGCTTTAAAAGAAGGCAAAACTGTAGTACACTATACATTAGAGTTGCAAGATACAGTCATAGCAACTAGATATGATAGCTGTATAACTGGCTACCCCCTATCAGACATTATTAATTTTAAACAGGAAGTTTATGAAGAAATTAAAGATATTGACGGCTCACTTGTTATCAAAGAGTACCCTACCAAATCTGCTAGTACAAATACAATCCGAGCACATCTTTCTCGGCTTGTTAAGCGTGGTATTACTCCTGGAATGGTTATTGTAGATTATGCCGATCTGCTCAAGCCGGTACAAGCACGGAAAGAAAAGCGTGAAGAACTTGGTTCTATTTATGAAGAGTTGCGCGCTCTATCGACCGAGTTCCAGTGCCCTATTTGGACAGCTTCCCAGACCAATCGTTCTGGTCTAAGTGCGGAAGTGATCACGATGGAACAAATTTCAGAAGCTTTTAATAAGTGTTTTGTCGCAGACTTTATTTTGTCCGTGTCACGCACCATCGAAGACAAGCAAAACAATCAAGGCAAGATTTTTATTGCTAAAAATAGAAATGGCCCAGACGGTATGGTGTACAATATCTTTATGGACACTTCCAACGTCAACATTAAAATATTACCCAAGGTACCTCAACTAGGTAATACTACCCACGGCGCACAACAAGTAGCCACCAACCCCGTCGTGCTGGATTCAAGAGCGCAGCAGGATCTATTGAGAGCAAAATATACTAAACTAAGAAGGAAATAAAGCAAAATGAGAACAATCGACAACATCCGCCGCTTCAGGCTTTCAGACACGTTCATAGAGCCCTATAAGTCTGCTGTTGTACCATGGGGGCCGTTGGGCTATATTACTTATAAGCGTACATACTCGCGACGTCTGAATGAGTTTGATCCCGAAGCGACCGGTACGGAAGAGTGGTGGCAAACATGCCGCCGTGTTGTGGAGGGCATGTTCAATATGCAGAAACAGCACGTGTTCCTGCTCGGTTTGGAATGGAACGATGTTAAAGCACAAACTACAGCTAAGGACGCATTTGATCGTCTGTTTAATTTAAAGTGGACACCACCCGGCCGCGGCTTATGGATGATGGGGACGAAGTTTGTAGAAGAGCGGACCGCTGCTGGATTGTTTAATTGTGCATTTCGCTCCACAAAAGATCTCTCTACTAAAGGGGGTTATCTGTTTGCTTGGATGATGGACGCTCTGATGGTCGGTATTGGAGTTGGGTTTGACACCGAAGGTGCTGGCTCTGTTACGATTGCAGAACCTCAATATACTAATGATACTTTGATCATTGATGACTCGCGTGAAGGGTGGGTGGACTCGGTACATATGCTGTTGGATGGGTTTTTCTTTGGAGCAAAAGTGCCCAAGTTTGATTATTCTGCGATACGTCCCGAAGGCGCCCCTATTCACGGCTTCGGGGGAACGTCATCAGGCCATGGCCCACTTAAGGAACTACATGAGAGTTTAATCGAGCTATATACTCCGAAGAGCGGCGAGGTTATTACTTCGGTAGATATTGTAGACACCGAGAACCTTATTGGTCGATGCGTTGTGGCTGGAAATGTCCGCCGCTCAGCGGCACTGGCCATGGGTAGACATGATGATACGCATTATTTAGAGATGAAGAACGATTCGGAAAAACTACGACACCACCGGTGGGGCTCAAATAACTCATTTAATGCTGTGGTCGGAATGGATTATACATGGCACGCTGAACAAAGCCAGAAGAATGGTGAACCGGGATATATTTGGTTAAATAATGCCAGAACCCGCGGCCGCTTTAAAGATGGTGAACGCTTAGATGATATCAATGTCGCTGGATTTAATCCGTGTGTTGAACAGCAACTAGAGGATGCCGAACTGTGCTGCCTGGTAGAAACCTTTCCAGCCAAACACGATGACTTGGAAGATTATTTAAAAACGCTTAAGCTTGCGTATTTGTATGGCAAAACGATCACTCTGTCCAACACGCACTGGCCAGAGACTAACGCAAAAATGCTCAAAAACCGCCGCATCGGACTGTCACAATCTGGAGTTGTACAGTCTTTTAATAAACATGGTCGCCGAGAGATGTACAACTGGTGTGATAAGGCTTACGAGTATATTCAGAAACTCGATGATCACTACTCTAACTGGCTATGTATTCCAAAATCAATTAGGACAACCTCTATAAAGCCATCGGGTACGGTATCGCTCTTAAACGGTTCAACGCCAGGAATCCATTTCCCAGAAGATGAATATTATATCAGACGCATCAGGTTTTCTAAAGATTCTGCCCTTATCGAGCCACTTCGGGATGCTGGATATAAAATAGAAGAAGATGTTTATTCACCAAACACACTATGTGTTGAATTTCCGGTGCACGAGCCATATTTTATCAAAGGCAAGAGAGATGTTAGCATGTGGGAGCAATTAGAAATCGCATCTCAATATCAGCACTATTGGGCAGATAACTCAGTATCGATTACAGTCACTTTCAAGCCAGCTGAGGCATCGCAGATTAAAGATGCGCTGGAGATGTACGAAAGCCGGCTCAAGGCAGTATCATTCTTGCGGTATGAAGAAACAGGGTACCAGCAAGCGCCGTACGAGCCGATCACCAAACAGCAATATGACAAGCTAGTTAAGAACATAACACCCATAACCAAGATTGAAACTGAATCTCAGGGCGCCGGCACAAAGTTCTGCACTAATGACAGTTGCAGTGTTTAAACAATAAATCTTAAAAAAGGAGAAGAGGGATGTTTAGTCCGCTCAACCGCTACCTCCACATCGAGATAGCACAACCAGAAAAAGAAACCACGACCGGCATTCTATTGCCCGACGATTTCAAACCAACAGAAGAGCGGCATGTGGTAGCAAATGTGCGTGCCTGGGCTGATGATGTTCGGTTTGCCGAGAACCTATCTGTTGGGAGCAACATCTTAATAGATAAATCAATGGTTGAGGAAGTCACAATAAATGGTGCAACTGCGCAGCTGGTGTTGGATAATTATGTCCTGGGACTAATTAGTTAGAACAAAGCGAGGGATATATGCCCATTGACAAAAACTTCTATAACGAATCATCGGCTAAAAATCTTGGATGGGAACCTTCATGGTTCGGTGAAAAGTATTTTGACGATAAATTAGTCCGTGCTATCAAGAAATGGCAAAAGGCCCGCAATATTGCCTCTGATGGCTTGTGTGGGCCCATGACATATCGCCGCTTGTGGACAGAACGACAGGTTGACATCAGTGCCTATCGTCCTGATGACTGTCAATATTCTAATTATATTGTCTACAACGGTGACTTCTATCCTATTAAGTGGGACAAGATGGTTTTGTGGTCTGACCGCGGCGGCCTAAAGGCACGAAAAGGAACTTATTATGACTACACCGGTCGACCCAAGCGATCTGCGCGTTACTTTGTTAACCACTGGGATGTCTGCTTGACCTCTAAATCATGCCACAGTGTATTAGACAAAAGAGGGATATCGGTCCATTTCCTCATTGACAACGATGGTACAATTTACCAGACCCTAGATCTCCAACATGGTGCTTGGCATGCAGGCTCAGAAAGAGCTAACCGCGCCTCCATTGGGGTTGAGTTGAGTAATGCATATTACCCCAAGTATCAAGACTGGTACGAGAACAATGGTTTTGGCGAAAGGCCGTTGATGGAAAACGTTCGAGTTCACGGCGAATTATTAGAGCCATTTATGGGCTTCTACCCCGCACAAATACGTGCGCTCAAGGCGTTATGGAGAGCAATCCATGGATCCATGGGGATACCCTATGAAACGCCCCTCAATCAATTCGACAAGACTTCTAAAAGCTATGAACAAGATGTTAAATACGGCTCCTTCGCTGGGTTCGTTAGTCACTACCATGTTAGTAAGAACAAGATAGATTGCGCAGGTCTGGATCTCAAGCAGCTACTGAAAGAAGCCCAACAAGAAGACGAGGTTGGTTTTGAATCCGCTAGCGCCGCTTGCGAGGATAAATAAAAGGTAAGGATTTGCACCCCAGATACGAAAACGTAGTGATTGGAAGCTCCTTGGCCGCAGTACTGTTTGCGTTTGTGAAAGACTATCCTCTTCTTTACACAAAGCCCGTAGCACCCTTCAGGTTTGATTTTTTAAGGCCTACCGAAAAATTAAGCTTCTTAAAAATACAGCCAGCGGAAGAGAAGCTGCGAACTTTTGAGGAACCCCTCAGCGTTGGTTTGCCTAAACAGATTTTGTGGGAAAGGCTATTATTTCTCATGGGTCTCCGCGGCCATGTTATATTATCTGGCTTGGCGCACACCATCAGGTGTCACGAAGAGAGGATTGTGGCCAGCAATGAGTATTCAAAAATAGCAGAACTAGAATTTGAAGTGTGTCATTATTTTGGGGACAATGGTGCTACTGGTTTTGTTAACAAGAAAAGTGTTGCAGAACCAGTCTACATGTGTTATGATTGGATAGCTTTTCACAGAGGAGGAAAACATGCTATTGACTATTTCAACACCGCAGACGATTTGGTTCACGAAGTTTGGTTTTACTCCTCTGATCGAATCGACGGCGCCACGGCCATCAAAGATGCGTGCGTGGTGTCGAAACTCACCCAAACTCAACTACTGGATTTTGATTATTCAGAAACCATGGCTCGCTTTAAACTCATACATGAGATGGAAAAGAGAGGTATGAAAGGATTATTTAATGGATATGGACCAAACGGAAAACCAAAATATTACAAATTTAGAACTTCTGGCATTGCTCGCACAAAGAGCGAGCTTGCGTGTGCCACCACGCCACAAGCCAGCAATATTAAAATACCACAAAATAGCGAAGAAGACTTGCTTAAAGGTTTGCAACAGGCTTGTTTGGGATACGATAGATTTCTGAGGTGGCTATGAGCCGTACACACCTAGCAGGAATTATACCTATAGCTGGCATAGAAACCGATTATGATATCGACACACCTGAAATTTTAATACCACTAGAGCCAGCCTTTACGGCGATACAAAAATCAGTCTACGAATGTGCACTGGCGGGCTGTAATACTATTTGGATAGTGGCTAACCAAGATTTGGCTCCCATAGTACGCAAAAGGGTGGGCGAGTGGATATATGACCCAGTTTATTATGGGCGATTAAAATATGGCGAGGGTCAAGATCATCGACGAGAGATACCAATTTATTATGTACCAATTCATCCGAAAAATAGAGACCGACGCGATTCCTACGGCTGGTCGATCTTGAGCGGGGTATACTCTGCATGGCGCACCGCCAATCATCTATCTAAGTGGATAGTTCCTGATAAATATTATGTTTCCTTCCCTATGGCTGCACATAATATTCACGCAGTAAGAGGGTGTCGCGAACAAATTTCTGATCCCTCGGTCAATTTCATGATGTCTTATAAAGGACAAACAGTTTTGGACGGAGTTCCACTTTCGTTTACAATGAGGGGACAAGATTATATCCGATGTCGGCAGTCAATAAACAAAAACACTACCAGAGAGTTTTATAATACCGAAGAAGGTGAAAAATACCCCACTCAAAAGCTCCCTTTATCGGAACGCTGGTCCGCTAGGTGGTTTGGGTTGCCAGAGATATTCGAGCCCCTTGCTGATCAGGAGGTTCATCTTTACGAGACACAATGGTTTTTTGACTTGACGACATGGCAGGGCTATAAGGATTTTATCGGCTCAGATAAAATAATAAAAAAACCAGCAAACAACTTGACTCGGCCCAGAGCACATGATATAATACCTTATAAAGCTTAAAAGAGGAGGCACTTTATGGATCGTATTGATTCAAAGATTAAATTTGTGGGACTGCATGCACACAGCGTGGCAGGTTCTATTTTCGATGCAATTGGATACCCCCAGGCGCATATGGATTTTTGTTATGAGAACGGTGGAGACGCGTTGGCGCTAACCGATCATGGTAATATGAACGGCTTAGCTTATCAGGTTCTTCATGCTAAGAAGATGATGGAAGAAGGCAAGGACTTTAAGCCTATTTTTGGATGTGAGGCGTATTTCATTCCGTCTATCGACGAATGGCGAGAGGAATATACGAGGGCGATGGAAGATAAGAAGCGCGCCCGTTCTGCTAAGAAAGATAAGGCCTCTGGTGCTACTGTCGAAGATGAGAACGACAGTAAGAAGACGCAAGACATTTTACGTCGGCGCCGCCATATGGTACTTCTAGTTCAAAACCAGACTGGTTTAAACAATCTATTTAAACTGGTCTCAGAGAGCTACCAGCCGGAGAATTTCTATAGGTATCCTCGTATAGACTATAAACTTTTAAAGAAGTACAACGAGGGTATTATCGCCGCTAGCGCGTGTCTTGGTGGTGTCTATGCGGGAAACTACTGGGAGAACCGAGAAGAGGGTGAAGAAGCTGTGTTGGAAGCAATGAGAGAATCTACTCGGCAAATGGTCGATATCTTTGGAGATCGCTGGTATGCAGAGATTCAGTGGAACAACATTAAAGAGCAGCATGAGCTAAACAAATATGTGATTCAGGTAGCTGAAGAGATGGATGTTGAACTGATCACAACCGCTGATAGTCACTACCCAAACCCTGATGCTTGGAAGGACAGGGAGCTTTACAAGCGCCTTGGGTGGCTTGGCAAGGGCCGGCCTTCATGGGCAGACGAAGAGTCGCAATTGCCTGAAGGCGTTGAGGAAATTGGCTATGAGTTGTATCCCAAGAATGGTGACCAGATGTGGGAGAGTTATAAACAATATTCTAAAGAGCAAGGGTATGAATACGATGATAAGCTGATTATGCGCAGCATTGAACAGACACATAAGATCGCCTTTGAAAGAATTGAATCGTTCTTGCCAGATAATACAGTCCGCCTTCCCGAGTTCGTTGTACCTGCTGGCTTCACCGCAACACAAGCGCTTGTTAATTATGCTCTTGAGGGTCTAAAGGACAAAGGGTTGCATAAAAATAAGGAATACACCGATCGCTTGCGTCACGAACTTAACGTTATTGATGATCGCGGCTTCTCAAAGTACTTCCTTACAATGAAGTCTATCGTCGATGTAGCAACGGGCATGATGCTGACTGGTCCTGGACGTGGTTCTGCGGCAGGATCACTAGTAGCATATGCGTTAAACATTACCCAGGTTGATCCAATCAAGTATGATCTTCTGTTCTCGCGGTTCCTTCGCTCCGATGCCAAGGACTATCCAGATATCGATTACGATGTATCTGACAGCATGGCACTGAAGGAGAAACTGGTCGAGATGTGGGGCGAGGACTGTGTTGCCCCAATCTCTAACTGGAATACACTACAACTTAAGTCTCTGATTAAGGACATCTCTAAGTTATACAACATTCCTTTCACTGAAGTAAACACAGTTACCTCTATCATGATCCGTGAAGCCACACCGGAAGCCAAGCGCAAGCACGGCATCAAGGCCGGTGTATATGCGCCAACTTGGGAAGAAGTAATGGAGTTTTCTCCATCGCTGCAGGCATATCTCAATAGGTATCCGGAAGTTAAAACACATGTTGAGGGTCTTGTCGGCCAAGTCCGCTCTTGCTCTCGGCATGCCGGCGGTGTGGTTATTGCAGAAAACCTAGACCAAAGCATGCCCTTGATTAATTCAGGCGGTGTGCGTCAGGCACCATGGGCAGAGGGCCAGAACGTACGGCACCTTGAGCCGATGGGTTTCATTAAGTTCGATTTGCTTGGACTGTCTACTCTTAAGATGATGGAGGGTTGCATCGAGCATATCCTACGCCGTCATCACGGTGTGGAGAACCCAACCTTTGCACAAGTAAGAGAGTATTATGATACAAAACTCCACCCAGACATCCTCAACATGAATGACGCAGCCATTTATGAGAATATTTTTCACAAAGGAAAGTGGGCTGGCGTATTCCAGTTCACAGAGCACGGAGCCCAACAGTTCTGCGTGAGAGCGAAACCTAACAATATCATTGATGTTTCAGCTATCACTTCTATCTTTCGTCCCGGCCCGCTATCGGCTGGAGTAGATGCAGACTATGTGGAAGCGAAAGGGCACCCACAGCGCATTAGCTATCTATCAGAAGAGGCGCGAGAACTCACCGAGGAGACTTACGGATTCTTGATCTTTCAGGAGCAGATTGCTCTACTGGCTCACAAGCTCGGCGGTCTGACACTGGATGAGGGCAATATGCTTCGCAAGGTGTTGACCAAGAAAGGTACAGGTAAGGGTTCGGTTAAAGGCAAGTTGCATGATAAATTTATTAAAGGCTGCGTAGCAAAGAATATCAACAAAGATGAAGCACAAGCTCTATGGGACAAGTTTGAATATTTCTCTGGGTATGGTTTTAATAAATCGCATGCCGTGAGTTACTCGATTATCTCTTATCAGTGTGCATGGTTGTGGAACTATTACCCAGCAGAATGGATGGCTGCATTCTTGGATAAGGAGCCAGAGACACGTAAGGAAAAAGCGATTAACATTGCTAAGCAGTACGGATTTGATATTGCCCCACTTGATGTCAATAAGTCAGGCACAGTGTGGGAAATCTCACAAGATGCCAAGACACTTATTCAGCCCCTGACCTCCATTAAGGGCTTGGGTATGGCAGCGATTGATCAGATTCTAGCTAATCGACCAATCGACACAGCGGAAGATCTACTGTTCAACGAGAATATCACTTACTCAAAGTTAAACAAAAAGTCTCTTGACGCTTTGTGTCGGGGTGGAGCGCTCGATAATATTGTTGACGACCGATTTAGTGGTCGCAAGCATTTCTGGTCAGCATGTATTGTGGATCGACCCAAGAACCTTAAGAAGTTAGCTGAGAACATGGAGCTTTATCGACCTGAAGGGGACTTTAGTGAAATGGATATTATTCAGTTCAAGTCAGACCTCACGGGAGTGTTCCCAATGAACTTGGTTATCAGCCTAGAAACAATACAAAAGCTACAGGATAAGTTTATTCCGCCAATCTCGGAATTTGATCAGGAACTACAAGTTTGTTGGTTTATCCCGCGCAAGATTGTGCCGAGAAAAACAAAGAAAGGCAAAGATTATTGGATTGTAGAGGTAATTGACTCCAATAACGAACTAACTAGAATTAGGTGCTGGGGCATCAAGCCGGAGAAAGACCGGGTACACCTCAACCGACCTTATATGGCTAGATTGAACTACGATGAAAACTGGGGATTCTCGACATATGCGGTCGGCAAGACATTTAGATTACTAGGATAAACCACAAACAATGCATATACTTAAGACGTTCAGCCCGCTGCTAAAAGAGGCTAAATTGATCGACGACCTGCCAGTCGTCTTGCGAGTTAGAAAATTTGACGAGGCAACCGCCAAGGAATTTTCGTCATATGTATCAAAAGCTCAAAATACCGGACAACCAATATTGCCGGTCATAATCGACAGCTATGGCGGACAAGTCTATAGCCTCATGTCTATGATCTCAGACATTAAAAATAGCCGTATCCCTGTCGCTACCATTGTTCAAGGCAAGGCTATGTCTTGTGGCGCCATCCTGTTTAGTTTTGGCGCAGAAGGGATGCGATATATGGATCCGGATGCAACAGTTATGATCCATGACGTTAGCTCAATGGCTTGGGGTAAAGTGGAAGATATAAAAGTAAGTGCCGAAGAGACTGATCGCCTCAATCAAAAGATCTATACAATGATGGCAGAGAATTGCGGTCACCATAAGGAATATTTTCTTGACATCGTGCATGATAAGGGTCACGCTGATTGGTTTTTGGAAGCTGATGAATGCAAAAAGCACAATCTTGCTAACCATATACGAATACCTGAATTAAAAATAGAAACAAAGGTTAAGTTCGACTTTAAATAAAACTAATTAAAGCATGTCCATAACTCGCAAACTCAAATGGAAGCGCAACGTCGAGCATCTTAAGTTTATGTATTACGAGTTAGAATCATTACGAGAACTCACCAATTCAGCCGCCCCCGAGTTCCAAGAATACTATGAAACCTTCTGTGCCAATAATAATGTTGATCGCCAAGGGTTGAATGAAGAACACCAGGACCGAGTAAGTGAGTTATATGGTACCGGAGAAGAAGACCCACCCAGCACAAACGAGGATGAACCCGACATAGATTGCGCGCACCATGCGCCCATAGTTTTGCATACCAACCCCTCCAAGGTTACAAGCGTTCCAGAAACAGTTGAGGATAGGGAGATGCACGAAGCGTTCTCCAAGCTCTTCAAAAGTATCGCCCTCATTCTCCATCCGGATCGCGTGGATAAAAACTTACCCGACCATATCCAAAAAGATATGATAAGTAGGTTCCAATTGGCCAACAAGGCAATGGATGAGAAAAAGTATTTTATTTTGTTGGATATTTGTTTTGATTATGATATCAAACCACCGCGCAACCAAGCTCAACAATTGAAGTGGATGAAGAGAGAGATGGAAAACATGAAACAGCAAATCAGCAAGATAAAGAGCACTTATAGTTATAAATTTGCAGAGTCGGATACTGACACTGAGCGAGATACACTGATAGAACAGTTTTTATATCAATTATTTCGGTTTAAAATGCCAGAAAAGAGTTGACAGCACGTCCTCAAGATGGTATATTAATAGAGTAATAAAGGAGGCTATAATGGCTACAACAAATGAAGAGCGCAAGCGCTATGTCAAGGAGTATATCCGCTCACTGGCAGCAATCGAAGAGGCAATGGAGCCGTACAAGGATCAAAAGCGAGATCTGCGAACCGAGTTTAAAGAAAACAACTGGCTTAGCACTGATGAAATTAGTGCAGCAGTGAAAGCTTATCGGTTATTTAAAGGAAAAGTAAACATTGATGAAGTGGTAGAAAACTTTAATATGTTTAATGGAGGCGAAAATGATTCTTGAATATGCACTCACACGACCGAATGCCCATGACCCAGAACGCGCAAATCCCTCAGACGCAGGCCTGGATGTATTTTATTCACCAGATGCAGATAATCAATCTATTGCGATTGATCCCGGAGGTAGTAAAGTAATCCCAACTGG